TTAACGCAAATGCTGATATTTATCTTATTAACTTGGAAAATGTAGCATGGTTATTCGAGAATCATCCAAACCAATTTCAGAACCTAGTGATAGACGAGAGCAGTCGTTTCAAAGACAGCTCAACCAAGCGATTCAAAGCATTGAAGAAGCAACTAAAAGGCTTCAATCGTCGTATTATCCTTACTGGTACGCCAACCCCACAGGGGGTAGCGGATCTATGGGCGCAGGTGGGCATATTGGATTTAGGACAACGGCTGGAAACAAGCCTGACGAAGTTCAGGGATAAGTATTTACAACCAGATCAATTTAACAGACACACCCGCGTGGTGTATTCATGGAAACCAAAAAGTGGTTCCGCTAAAGTTATTCAAGATAAGATTTCGGATATTTGTTATTCGCTTAAAGCTGAGGATTATTTGCAACTCCCTCCGCTTACAAGCCTTCATCACAAAATTGAGCTCGACCCACAAGTAAGAAATAAATATGACACACTTAGAAAAGACATGGTCGTTGATATCAAAAAAGAAAAAATCACAGCTCCAACAGCAGCGGCACTGGCGAACAAGCTCCTGCAATTCACATCGGGAGCGGTCTATAACGAAGACGGAGAAGCACAAGAAGTACACCGCTCTAAACTGGAACGTCTTGAGTCGCTCATGGAAGAATCTTCCAGCCCCACACTTGTCTTCTACCATTTCAAGCACTCCCTCCAGCGGATACGTCTTCAATTCCCAGAGGCGGTGGTCTTGGACGATGACAACATTGCGGCGTGGCGCCGTGGCGAGATTCGTATGCTGCTTGCCCACCCGCAGAGCGGCGGGATTGGGCTTAATCTACAGTGCAACGTTGGAGACACAGCACAGACAGTCTGGTTCGATCTCCCATGGAGCTCAGAAAACTATATCCAGGCGAATGCTCGGATCTACCGCCAAGGGCAAGAAAAACCGGTTATCATACATCATTTAACTATATCTAATAGCGTGGATGAAAGAGTAGTAGCAGTATTAGAAGGCAAAATAACTTTACAAGAGGCAATCCTAGAATCACTTCAATTATGACAACAAAAATTCAAGCAGTAGCACCACGTTTATCGGATGAAGATCCAGATCCAATTGAACAAGACGAAACAGAAGGCATAGCTTCTAGTATTGTAGAAGGATCAGGTTGGCTACCATGGGATGCTGAAGACATCTCGGATATAAAACGACTAATAGCAAAAATGCCAGAAAAACAACGTAAAGTTTTAGATGCTTTCTTACAAGGTTTCAGTTATAATGATATGAGAATGACCGAAAAAACTTGGCGTTATCACTTTAACGCTGGGATTGAATTTATTAAACAGGAACTTAAACTATGAGTATTTTTATTGTAGAACATGAAGTTAAAGGCCAATCCTTGTTTGATACCATACGTGGTGTAGAGGACATTGATATTTCTATGTTTGAGCCAATTAAAACATTATGGGTTTGTGATAACGAGACAGAAGTCATGGCTGTAGAAGAAGAGTTAAGGAGAAAGCATGCACGACCCAGTTAATCAACCCAAGCATTACACAAGCCACCCCTCTGGAATTGATTGTATTCAAATTACAGAACACATGGGATTTAACCTCGGCAATGCTATTAAATATATTTGGCGCGCAGATTTAAAAGACGACGCCATGGAAGACTTACGAAAAGCACGTTGGTATATCGAACGTGAAATTACAAAAAGAACCAAACCCGTGTTTCACGAAATGGTAGACTGGGGTAAATATGTTAAACAAGTTGAAGAGGAGTGCGGCAAATGATGATAGAAATTGACGACGATATTGTCGATGATATTACAAGAATGTGTTTGGCAAATAGTTATGTCGGTATTGCAGACATGATGAAGAACCCAACAGCATGGCACGAAGATGATGTTGCGTCTTGGAAAGAATTACTTCCAGCAATGAAGATTGTCGGTGCTTGGTATAGCGTTGATTTTAACGCCGATATTAAAAAGGCTAAGAAAAGAAAATGAATCCTAAAGTAGATTTAGAATCCGCCATCATGCTGGCATGGCAAACCAGTGAAGATATCGACCTATTATTTAAACATTACGGCGACCACCCGGTCCCAATGAGTGAAGATGAAGTGTTAAACGCATTACTTGGTATTAAGACCCTTCACGACATGCGTTGCGAATCGTTGATGGACAAGTACTGTCAAAAGATGGAATTAGATCAGTACTGCACTGATCCAGAGAAGTTAGCAGCAAGAGAGTTTTTATTTGGAACTAAACAACCTAAGAAAGGCAAGAAGAAATGACACAAGAAGCACAAAAAGACCCGTTAGATAACGAAATTTTAATTTTTAAATTAACAGTGGAGCAAACAAACCACGCATTACAGATTTTTGGAAACGCACCATACGCAGTATCAGCTCCGCTAATAGGTATATTTAGAGCACAAGGCGAGCCACAGTTTAAAGTTTTACAAGAAGCACAGAAAGCTAAAGATGAATCTAAAGAAACTCCTGCGCAGTAAAGGAATGAGCAACGATATTGCTACAGCTATTGCTAAAGCAGTTGAAAAGCAAACAGAAAAGATAACTGAGGAGGAGGAACTTAAAGCACAGTTAAAAGCTCAAAAGATGACCATGGATATTGTCCGCGAATTGTTCGGCAGTAAAGAGCCCCCAGTAGCTAAAAAAAGAACCATTATTACTCCAGATTAGGGGCGGTTTTTCCCTGTTTTTTGCATTAGTAGATATAGGAGCTCGTCGTGAGACGCCTCTGTTTGGCGTAAAGAAGCCTGACAGCCGGAAAGACGGCATTCACATTACACACATAGAAAGAAACAAAATGAATCCATTTGAATTACGCTTTTCCATTTTCAACACAGCTAAAGACATTTTAGTTAAGCAGCATGAAGCCAACTTGGCTGCGTGGGAATTGCTTAATAAAAGCTCTAAAAAAGTAGAAGAAGTTTCCCCGAAATTTCCAACAGTTGAAGAAATTGTGGAAAAAGCTATTGAAATAAACAAATTTATTAGCGAAACCAGCCAGCATGAATTTGCTAAACTCGGCAAACGTATCACTGGTACAACAGTAATATTCTAAACAACTGGGCCCCATAATGGGGTCCTCCTCAAGGAAATATCATGGCTGAACTAGCCCCACCATTAGAAAACCTACAAGCACCAGCAAACGATATACCCCCAGAACCAACTCCCCCCGCAGAATAATGGCAACTAAGAAACCAACAAAATACGTATTTAAACCAGAAATGTGCGACCGCATCATTGCTATGGGTAGAGAAGGTGCTTCCCAAAAAATGATGTTTGCAGATATTGGTATCAATAAGGGTGTGGCAGACACTTGGAAAAAGAACTACCCCGAGTTTGCTGATGCACTAGACAGCGCTGTAACTAACGCCCAAGCCTATTGGGAGCGTGAGATTCTGGCAAACGTCAACAACAAAGGCTTTAACAGCCGTTTGGCAGAGATTGCTCTCAGAGGCCAATTCCAACAAGATTACCGAGAAACACGGGACATCAAATTAGACGCAAAAGTAGAAACTAAGGTCGATTTTAATAAAGAGATAGCAGATTTATTAGCCGCCCTAAAATAAATATATTTTTAATTCGGTGAAAAAGGGGCTTGACTAGGCCCCTTTTTTGCATTAGTATGTATACATCTTAATCGAATTGAAAGAATAAAATGACTGCACATGCGATGCTATCAGCCTCCGGATCTAAACGGTGGCTGTCTTGTACTCCTAGCGCCCGGCTAGAAGCTACCCTCCCAGAACAAAAAAGAAATACCAAGGGGATTGATTTCTCTGCGGAAGGCACACTTGCCCACTCACTTGGCGAAATACGCCTACGTTTACAGTTTAATCAAATAGGACACGAAGAATACGAAAGAGAATATGAAATCATTAAAACCCACCCAATCTACAAAGATTACGCATCCGATGAACGCGACGATTTTGAGGCTCACGTTGATAACTACGTTCTTTACGTTCGTTCCCAAATTGGTGAAGGCGATACTCCGTTGTTTGAACAGCGTGTGGACTTCAGCGATTGGGTTCCTGACGGCTTTGGTACAGCCGATGTGGTTATACTTTCTAAGCACTCCATTCGGGTCATTGACCTCAAATTCGGACGTGGTATCCCAGTCTACGCCCAAGACAACCCCCAATTACGCCTCTATGCACTCGGAGCTTACAGCAAGTTCAAAGACGAGTGGCCAGAAATTCAAGAAGTATCCTATACCATCCACCAGCCCCGACTTGACAGTATCAGTACCGACGGTACCAGCATCCGTAAACTTATCGACTGGGCCGACTATTTCGTCAAACCCAAAGCCAAGAAAGCGTGGAGCGGTGCGGGCGAGTTCCTCCCCGGTGAATGGTGTCAATTCTGTCGTGCCAAAGCAACGTGCAGATCGCGCAGTGACTTCAACACCGAGCTCGCCAAGCAAGACTTCAAAGACCCACCACTCCTTAGCGAAGAAGAAGTCATCGAAGTCCTTGCCAAAGCCCAAGACCTAAGAACATGGGCAAATGACGTAGAAGAATACGCATTGGATAAAGCCGTAAAAGAAAACATTATTCCAGCGGGTTTTAAATTGGCAACAACCAAGACGCATCGTAAGATTTCTGATAACCAATTAGCTGCTGCTGTACTTGTTGAAAAAGGAATGCCAGTAGAACAAATCTGGAATCAACCAACGCTTAAATCTATTCCCAATTTGGAAAAGATTAACCCACAAGTAACAGCGTGGCTGGGTGATTTAGTATTACGACCAGATGGGCAACCTAAGTTAGTACGAGTTAAACAAGCCGCTAAGGAGGACTTTGCATGAACGCTTGGCTAATTGGGCTTATCGGTGTTGTTTATACAATCGTAGCAATACAGTTTATAATGAAAGGCCAAGTAGGCATGGGGATCTCATTCCTAGGGTACGCCCTTGGCAATGTAGGTCTTGTTATGGTAACATTACAACTATAAGAAAGTACCTATGAAAGTAGCATGTCTTGGCAATGATATTGAAGTACCAGATTATTTAATAGATACATACATTAAACAATTTGACGGTTTACCTGGTAGTGGAAATAGAGAAGCTGTCTTACAATTACGTGGTACAATGTATGATGTAATTGATTACATAGCAGAAGACCCAGAAGCGCTACATGAAGTTGAGTATAGAAATGATTTCATTAACGCTTTAGCAGTACACA